CTCAGGATTGACACATAGCTTGGACCGTAAAAAGAAATTAGAAAGGTTCAACAGACCGTACAAAGGTCATCATCGCCACACCATTGTGAGAGGTATCGGCAATCCGTATCGTGAGGTGCGTAGGATACTCGGTATCAATCAAACGAAGGCAGGGGAGATACTCGGTATCACTCGCTTCGCATGGCAGTACAGAGAGACACGCAAGGCCTTGTTCTATCCAGCAGAGATGTGTGCGTTACAGTTGATCAGTGGCTTGACTTGGGAGGAGTTCGGTCAATTACTTAATGACATCGCATAGTTATTACTTTACTAGAATTAGAATACTAATAAGCTAACTACATTCCTATAGTAATTCCAGATGGTTATATACAAATCCCCTATTAGAGTTTTCAGAATCCAAACCAATTTCAAAACTCGCCGGGTACCGGTTACATCTATATCCAACCTCTCATATAAAAATCGCACCCCCTAGTTTTTATGAGCGACACAGATTTAAAACAGCTTCTCGAATCTCAAGAGCCTATAGTATTAGAAAATCCTGAACCTTCTCCAAACGCCGTTATAGAAGTATTGCCACCGATACTGAGGGAGATTCCGCATACTAAGCATCATGTAAAGGATGAGCAGTTGGGTTTGCAGATACGGGACATGGCTAAGCTTGGGCTAGGCAAGCAGAGCACTGCGTTAGCGGCTAGGGTTACTTCTTACATCTTAGAGAAGTATTACTTAGATGAGTTTTTAGAGGGTCAGGCTGATATGCAGCGTGGGCTAGCTGCTAAGGCTTTATCTGAGGCTATGGATGGCAATACGGCTATCTTGCTTCATTTGCTTAAAACCAAGCTTGGTTGGAGTGAGCATCAGACTTTAGAGATTAGCGGTGAGATTAGAAATGTTGTTAGTTCTAAACCATTAACGAAGGAAGAGTTTATACAGAGGTATTTAGCGCAGGATGGAAAAGAAGGTGAGGGAGAGTGAGGTTTATCGGTGCCCTAAGTGTGAGCATGTAACGACTGTAAAAGTTGCATGTGAGGAGGTTCCGTATGTTAGTTTGTTTGCTGGTGCTGTTGGACCTTATTTTGTGTGTCAGAATCCTCGGTGTGATGTAGAGCGGATTTACGGCACTAACGCTGTGATGGTTAGCGGTAAATGACAGAAAGTTTAGACCAAAATGTTGTATGGGCTCCTCAGGCTGGTCCTCAAGAGGCTTTAATAGCTTGCCCTATTACTTTGGTTGGTTATGGCGGTGCCCGTGGTGGTGGTAAAACTGACGGGGTCTTGGGTAAGTTTGCTGTTAAGCAAGAACAGTTAGGGGCTGACTTTAATGCTATCTTCTTTCGTAAAGAATTACCTCAAGCTGATGACCTTATTGAAAGGGCTAAGCAGATATATTTACCGCTTAAAGCCCATTGGCAGGACCAGAAGAAGCAGTTTACCTTCTTATCGGGTGGTCGCCTACGTTTTAGACCTTTAGGCAATGATAATGATGCCGAAAAGTATCAAGGCCAGAACCTGTCAGATTGCGCTATAGAAGAGGCTGGTAACTACTCTGACCCTTCCCCTATCTGGAAGCTGTTCGGCGCTCTACGAGGCAAGGGAGGCGGTCAGGTCATCCTTACGTTCAACCCTGGTGGTGTCGGTCATGGATGGCTGAAAGAGTTATTTATCAAACCAGCTCCTAAAGGGATGCAGGTACTAGAGAAAAAGCTGCCTAATGGCAGTAGTTTTGATTACATTTATATACCGTCGAGAGTGCATGACAACCAAATCTTGCTTGCTAGAGATCCTGAGTACATCAACCGATTGCACATGGTCGGTAGTCCAGAACTTGTCAGAGCTTGGCTTGAAGGAGATTTCGAAATTCACGAAGGTAGTTATTTTCCTGAGTTCAGTGGGAAACACATTATCGCTCCTTTTAATCTACCTAAACACTGGCCTCGCTACCTTGGTTATGATTGGGGTTATCGTTCTCCTTTCGCCGCTGTATGGGGTGCTGTTAGTTCTGGACGGGATGATAAAGGTAATGAAGTGCCATATCCAAAAGGAAGCATTGTCATATATCGAGAGATGCACTCCAAGGGAGTTGATAATGTTGAGCAAGCGAATAGAATTGCAGCAGCTTCCATCGGAGAAAATCCAATAGCTGTAGCTGACCCTAGTATCTTTAGCCATGAAGGTGGACCAAGCATTAACGACCAGTTTAATGTCGTTTTTGCTAAGTACAAACATCCAAGTTTTAGGCCAGCAGATAACAACCGTATTTCAGGCTGGTCACAAATTAGACAAAGGTTGGTGGGTAAACCGCCGTTACTCTATATCTTTGCTAATTGCCAATACTTGCTAGAGACTTTACCATCCATGACGATAGACAAGCGCAACCCAGAAGATTTAGATACAAACGGAAACGATCATGCCGTCGATGCTTTACGTTATATGTGTAAAGCTAGACTACTTGACGCGAAGTGGGAACAACCCGTTGAGGTTTTCAATAAAGGGTTGATTAAGTTGCAAGCATACATTTCACAGATGAGACAAAACAACCAACGAGCAAAAATATGAAAGTTCAACCTAAACCTACTGTTGAAAAGTATAGTGGTCGTTGGTGGAAAAATGAGATTACTCGTGCGGAAGAACGTCGCAAAAAGTTTATAGAAGCTGCTGAAGAAAGCATTCGTGTATACAACGCTCAAAAGCAGGTGGGTGTTCTTAATGACGCAGAAAGACGACTTAATGTTTGGTGGTATTGTACTAATACTCTTCTTCCTGCTTACTATTCTTCAACTCCCAAAGCAGAAGTAAACCTACGCAAACGTTCAGGAAGTCTACCGTATGAGCTTGGTTCTGTTGTCCTTGAGCGTAACGCCCAATACGCAATGGATGTTCATTTTGATTTCGACAAGATTGGTTATCAAGCTGCTCTGCAATTTTTGCTGACTGGTCAAGCAGTTTTGTGGGCTCGTTATGTTGCTGAATTTGAAACTGTTTATGAAGAGTACGCAGTTATTCGTGACCCAGAAGGTAAGTTGATTGACGGTAACGGCAACGACTACGAGGGCGACGAAGAAGAACTAGAAGAACGTGAAGGTGGCATCCTTATCGGTGGGATGGAGATTCAGAAGAAAACTAGCGAAAGAGCTATCCTCGAAGTTGTGCAATACAACGACTACTACTGCAACGATGCTCGTAGTGAAGCAGAGATCGATTGGCAAGCTCGTAAAGCCTTTATGGATCGAAGCCAAGCAGAAAGCATGTTTGGTTCAGAAATTGCTGAACAACTTAGCTACGACAGTTATCCAGAAGTTATAAAAAAAGATATTGCCCGACAAGATGACCGTTACGAAGGAAAGGCTGAACTATATGAGATATGGGACCGGCCTTCACGAAAGGTTTATTGGCTTCAAAAAGGTGGAGATAAGACCCTTATTGAAACCTCAGAACCTCCGATTCGATTTGAAAAGTTTTTCCCTTGCTCTGTTATTCGTCAGTCTGCTGATCCCGATAGCGTTATTCCTGTCTCGGATTACAGCCATGTAAAAGACCAGATCCTCGAAGTCGAGCGGCTTACAACCCGTATCCACGCTGTTACTCAGGCCATTCGCACGAATAGCCTCTACGACGCGACTTTGGGGAATCAAGTTGAAATGCTTATGACTGGTGATCTAAAGCTCATCCCAGTTACTAACTGGCCGTCTTATAAGCAACGTGGTGGTCTTGCAAATGGCATTGAGTCCATGAACATAGAACCATACATAAACGCTTTAAACATCCTTCAAGGCGCTAGACAGAACGCTTTACAGCAGCTTTATGAAACACTGAAAGTAAGCGACTTGCTTCGTGGTACTTCAGAGCAGTACAAGTCTGCAACAGCTAACAGACTTGAGAATCAATGGTCGTCGATGGGACTCATCGTGCGACAAAACATGTTTGCTAAGTTTGTTTCTGATTCTATCAGTAACCTTGCAACCATTATCGCTGAGGTATTTGAGCCAGAGACTATCTTTGATGTTGCAGATGCAGACGCTCTTATTGAGCCTACTCTGCCACCGCCTCCTCCACCTCCTCCCGCACCAGAACCTATGCAACCACCTATGCCAGGTGATGAGACAGGTATGATGCCTCCAATGCCGGAGATGGCTCCACCAATGCCACCGCCATATGATCCGTTGGAAGAAATCGATAGGGTTAAAGGACAAATCTTAGAGATATTGCGAGACGATAAGAAGAGAAGCTATCGAATCCAAATCGCTACCGATTCTATGATGGCTATCGACCAACAACAGCAACAACAAGAAGCAACTATGCTGATTCAAACAGCAGGTGCTTTCTTCGACCAAATGCGTGGTTTGATAGACCAATATCCTCCGTTGATCGACTTCTCTATCTCGTTGTTCCAAAACATGATCAAACGTTACAAGGGAGGCAAAGAGATCGATGGCCTGTTTACGAAAGCTCTTACGCAAATTGGTGAGATTTCTAAAGCGAAAGAAGAGGCAGCTAAACAACCGCCACCGCCAGACCCTGTAATGCAGGAAGTTCAAGGTCGGCTGCAAATAGCTCAGATTGAGTCGCAAGCTAGACTACAAGCAGCACAGATGGAAATGCAGGACAAGTCAACTAAGAACCAACTTAGTTATCAAGACCAGCAACTACAGATGCAACGCAATCAACTTGACGCTCAACTTAAAGTTCAAGACCAACAGTTTGGCCAATACATTCAACAGCAAGAACTTTCGATTGCTCAACAAGAAGTACAGATTAAGCAATCTGGTGTTCAAGTTGAAATGCTTAAAGTTCAATCAGCTAGTCAGTCGGATGCTAACAAGCAAGCTATCACTCAAGAAACAAACCGCATGGCGCAGATCCTTGAGTTGCAAAAACTTGAACTTGAGCAAATGCGAATTAAACTCTCTGAGTCTGAAAAGCTCATGGAAGAACGCAGATTGCAAACTGATACTCAACTTGACCGGATCCGCATGAGCATGGAACAAACAAAGAATTTTAATGCTAATAGTTCAATGCAGCCAGCAGCTAAAATATCTTCTAAAAAGAGAAGGGCTGAACTTATAAATGATGAGAATGGAAATCCTGTATCAATAAAGATAAGTGAAGAACCAGTTGATAGAAAACTAATTACAGATGAAAACGGCAACCTAATTGGAATGGAATTTTAGTATATGGCAAATGCAATTTATCCAAAAACAAAAGAAAAGTTTCTTAACCCTGGAACGCTTGGAACCACATCCGGCACTGCGGTTGATATGGTAGACGACACTATCAAAATTGCATTGATAGATACTGGTGTTTATACATACAGCACAGCACATGAGTTTTATTCATCTGCTTCGGCAGCAGCAATAGGAACACCACAAACACTTGGAACTAAGACAGTTACAAACGGTGTGTTTGATGCAGCAGATGTAACATTTACTTCTGTAACTGGATCTAGTGTAGAAGCTCTCATTATCTATAAAGACACTGGGACAGCAGCAACTTCGTCCCTTGTAGCGTATATTGATGTCGTAGCTAGCGGATTGCCTGTAACACCTAACGGTGGAAATATTACAATAACTTTCAATGCTAGTGGCATATTTGCTTTATAGATAACATATGACAGATCCACTCCTCTTAACTAAAATTGATGAGATCGAAATTGCTTACGAGCCGCAATATGGTTCAAAAGCAAGCGTGCCTGATTGGCTAATCGTTAACCTACTAAATGCTTCAGATAGTTCGTTTCCGTTGTCACCATCATTAGTAACAGCCACTGATATCCGCACTATTCTTATTCGTAATAGCGACTATGCGAAAATAGAATTGCAAGCAGCTTCAGCAGTAGAGTTAGATGATAAACTGTTAGCCTTAACTGCGTTATCAGTAGTTAATTTGATAACAACTATTGATTTTACAGACCCACAGGTTTTGATTGATTTTACTAGCAACATAAACAAACTAGTTGTTGATGGTATTATTACACCTCAATCAGTTGTTGAGATAAACGCTCTTATCAATCAGCAGCAAAGTTGGGCGCAGTATCATAAGATTTCTGTAACATCACAAATAATTGCAGAGGCACGAAAGTAAATGGCAACAGCAAAATGGTCGACAAGTATAGCAGCCACTAACATTGCAGGGACTGCTCTTAATTCATTAGCAAATGGATCTACTTCATCAGTAATGACGTATGACAATTCTAGCAATAGAAACCTATACGCTCGGCTGACGTTGGACCTTGGATCTATTACTCCAGCAACAGGCGGCAGTGTGACTATACGATATGTTGGTCGATATAGCGGAACTGCTGAAGATATTACGACTGGACTAGAAAGTTATGTTCTCCCATTAACAACTACAACCAGTGTTAAAAAAGTCATCTTTGAAATGGTGCGTCTCTATCCATTTTCAGATGGATTTGTATTGTTAAATAATAGTGGTGTTGCATTTGCTGCTAGCGGCAATACGTTGAACTTGGAAGCCTATAACGAGGATGTCACTTAGTGCCACGCGGGATTACGTTAACAGATTCAGCTATCATTGAACGTAGACTTTGGACGCCCAAAGTTCTTAATCCTATTATATGGCTAGACGCTGCTGACCGCAGTAGTTTTGAATTTGGAACCGGCAGTCAGGTATCGAATTGGAAAGACAAGGGCAGCTCTCAATCTTCGTTTACTCAAGCAACTTCTGGAAGCCAACCCTCACTAGTTGAAAACTCTCAAAACTATCTGCCTGGTGTTAACTTTGCAGCGACAACAAAGTACTTACAGGGAGCATCAACAATTTGGAGTAGCCCACCAATAAGTGCGTTTATTGTGGTTAAAGTAAATGGTGCAGGTTACCAAGGTTTTATTGAAACATCTGTTAGCACTGGCCTAGGGCTAGGATATTCTGCCTCTAATAATTACGCTATTTTTAGAAATAATGTTCAGGATTTCCCGTTTAATTTGCCTAAGGTAGCTACAGATATTGTGACTTACAATACTACTGGAATTGATATTGGAACCGCATCAACTACAGTTTCTTGTAGAAGAAATGGCACAAATGGAGCCTATTCAGTTTTTCCAACAGGAATTGCAACAACTGGAACGTCAACCATTGGCGCGTACCTAAATGGAACTAACGATCCGCTAAATGGTATTTTATATGAAATTGTTATAGCCAACCGTTTGGATCTTAATTTGCAATATAAAACAGAAGGGTACCTAGCTTGGAAGTGGGGCTTGCAATCAAGTCTTACAATTGATCATCCATATAGGTTTCAATTGCCACTTATTGATATAGGTTAACTATGGCATTAAGAAACAGGTTACCACGAATTACGGCATTTGCAGATCAGGCTATCTCATGCGATTTGATACTTAGTGGCGAAACGTTTTTCAATGCTTCAGTTACTAATCAAGCATTCATTTCAACAACACTGATTGCATCAAGTGAGCAGTTTTTTCTTGCCGCGGTAAGTACTGGGGCAGTTAATGTTAACTGTAATTTAGTTCCATCATCTGAAACGTTTTATCCTCTTGTAGTATTTCAAGATGATAAAATTATTAACACTAATCTGCTCGCCTCTACCTTAACTTTCCCACTGTTGGAGATAACAGGTGGAATTACCTATGTTGATACATCGGACATTCTTGATAAGAGAATCCGCAAAGCTCGTAAAAAGCGCAAGCAAGATGAGCTCGATGAAGAAAATGTAGCTGCGCAAATTCTTAAAGCGCGACAAAGCGGAAAGGAACCGCTTAAGCCAGAAAGTCGTAAGCCATTTGAAATTAAGATCAAACAACAGTTAGCTACAGAAGCAGCGCCAGCTGAAATAATAGAAGCAATCAGCGAACCTGAATATGTGTTTTCAGAATCTCAAAAACAAGAAATTACTGATCTTATTCAACAGTATCAAAGTCAGCAAAAAGCATTGCGAAAACAACGACAAATTCGTGCTTTGATGATGTTAGCTATAGAGGATTTTGATTCGTAATTGTTATTTTAAAAAACAAACAACTGATGACAGAAAAACATAAACTATTTCAGTGGTGTCCAATACAAGGAAAAGTAGTTCCAGTTGAAGAAGTTATGGTACGCGTTCATGCAAACGCTGCGCATAACTTTATTCATGATGAGATGCCACCGACTAGGAACCCATTAAATCCTAGAGAGATTTACACAAGCAAAAGCAAGTTAAGGGCGGCATATCGTGCTGCTGGTGCCGAAGAAGTCGGAGATGCTTACGACAAAGGATACACAACAGAACGAGAATCTGGTGCATCTGAACGTAAACTTATCCAAAACATAAAAGCCAAAATGATAGATAGGTACAGAAATGGAAGATAATGTAACCGAAGTAACTCCTGAAGATGTAACGCCAGATCGAAATGAAACTGACTTACAAATTCGTCATTCATTGCGTAAACAACTTCATAGTCAAAATGATGAAGTAAGTAAGACAGAAGCAGTTGAAGAAACCAAGGAAGAGGATTTCGAGGTTAAAACTTCTGCACCAGCGGCACAGTCTGAGCAAATTGTTTATGCTCCTCCGGCTGATATGAACAAGGCTGAGAAAGAGGCTTTTCTTAGTCCGACGTCTCAGAATTCCCATGTCCTTCAAGGCTACCTTAATCGACGTGCTCACGAAACTCGGACTCAGTATGACCGTAAGGCTCAAGAGCTTAATCAGTTAATCGAGCGCAACTCGACAGTTTACAACACCATTAAACAATACGAGGAAGACTACGCTAAAGAGGGTATCTCAATACAGGATGTAGCTAAACGCTCCGTTGTTTGGGATCGAGCAATGAAGAATAGCCCTCATGCCACAGCCCGTGAATGGCTTGAATCCTACGGCATTTCTCCTGAAGAACTTATTGGAGAAAACCAAACAGAAGCTCATAGCGTAGAACAAGACTATCTTACTCGTGCTGATGCAGAGCGAATTGCAGACGAACGTTGGCAGTCCCTACATGCTGAGCAGGAAAAAAAGGCAGTTGAGTACATGAATCAAAAGATTGTAGAATCTTTCATGAACCAGAAGCCTTTGTTCCGCGACCCAGAAACAGCTTCCCAACTGGAAGGTGAGATGGCCCCCGTGGTACGAGCTTTAACCCAAACAGGCAGATATAGCTCCCAAGAGGAGATCCTAGAAACTGCCTATAATTATGTGGTGAATGGTAATCCGGTATTTGCCAACCTGAATCAAAAACTTCAGGCGAAACCGGTCATACAGCAGCAAATGCAAGCCACGCAAAGGGCAAAGCAAGCTGCTAGATCAATATCTGGCTCTGCTGGCAGCGGAACCCCCAGGGTAGTAACGAAAGATATTCGGGATAACCTGCGGCGGCGCATGACTGGCGATTAGTCAAATCATAGCTACTAGGTTGTCCACTAAACTTTAGAGGATAATTAAAATGGCTAATTTGGAAGAGGCAATCGTAGCGACCCTTTTCGATCAGTCGGATGCTATTGCTGATGAAGTTCTTCATCACAACCCAGTTCTTGCATCTCTTGACGATCAGGGTCTCATTCGTAAATTTTCTGGTGGATATGAACTCCGCAAGCCCATCATGTACAATGATGCAGCTCAGGGTGGTTTCTACGCTGGATTTGATTCGTTTAACCTTGCTGCAATCGACGACCTTACGGCGTTCCGATTTGCTATCAAGCAGTGCTATGAGCCTGTAGCAATCTCTGGACGTGATCGACGTGCTAACCGTGACGAAGCAGCTCTCCTTGACCTTGCAGAAAGCAAGATTAAGGCTGCTGTAGCTCGTCTCAAGAACACAGTTTCTACATCCCTTCGTGGCGATGGAACAGGAAGCAGCGGACTTGAGTTTGATGGTTTGAAGAAAGCAATTTCTACATCTCCATCGAGCGGAACCTACGGAACCATTGATCGCGTATCAAATGCTTGGGCACGCAACCTTGCAGTAAATACAACCCTCTCTGCTTCTAACGTTCAAGAGACTATCACCGACGCGATTTCGCAAGTTACTCGTGGCGATGAACAGCCTGACCTTGGAGTCATGGATCGTGTTGCTTGGAAGTACCTCCACAGCTCTCTCACCGCTATTCAGCGTATTCAGCTTCCTACCAAGAAAGCTGTAGCTGGATTCCGTGTGCTTCAGTACGACGGATGCGATTTCGTATTCGACGGTGGATACGGTTCTTCAGTGCTTGAGACTAATTCATGCCGACTTCTTAATACGAAGTACTGGTCGATGGATTTAGTTCGAGGCGCAGATTTCAAGCCTTTGGCTCCTGAAATGGCTCGCCCAGTGGATCAAGATGCTTTCTTCACGGTTATTATCGTTGAAGGAAACCTCTGTTGCGCTGCTCCTGCACTTCAGGCTGTTATTTACGCTTAATTTTGGAGGTAACAGAATATGTCACAGAGTGGATCGTTTGGAGTTAATTATTTAAAAACCTTTACAACCACGGATAATCTCTCTCTTCCAGCACAGCTTCGTGCCGTTGGAAGTATGCCAGAGGGTGAATTTGTGTTTGTTCAGGCTGATGGTGCTATTGACCAGTATGGCTTCGTAAAAATTGAGCAAGACGGCCAAGCCGCTATGCTCACTACTACGAACGCTGGCTCACAAGGACTTCTTGTTGGCGTAGCTCAAATAGCTTTCGCTGACAACGAGTACGGATGGGTATGGGTCGGTGGACTCAACGGCGGTGGAGTTGGAAAGGGAATCAAGGGCAAACTTGCTGCAAGCTATGTTGCCAAGGCTAACCTTAATACAACTGCAACTGCTGGCGTAGCTGACGATGCTTCAACAACTAAGATTGCTTATGTTGTTGGACTTGCGGCCACCACTGGCGCGGCTGCTGTAGAGCTTGGCTCTGTAGCGCACCTTAAGGTGAACTAAGAATTAAGGGGGGTGTAAAAACCCCTCTTTTTTAGGAGAATTTATGGCAAGCGCAACCACATTGATTGGACTTGGTATGCCAGCAGAGCTTGCTTCGGCAACTGCTGATGGCGTTTTCAGTGGCACCGTAACACCTACCGGACAGGTAGTTGCTACTGCTGCTGGTATTCGTACCAAGCAAGCAATCAACAACGTAGGTGATACTACACCAACAGCAGCAGAGCTTACGACTTCGTTCGGTGCTCCTGCTACAGTTGGTGCTGGTTTTGTAGGTGTTGTAAAAGATGCTGATGCTGATACTAACTGCTTTGTAGTAGTATCGAATGGCACTTCTTACTTCTATCTCAAGTTCACAAAAGCTACATAGCTTCGATGGGGGTGAAAAGCCCCCAATTTTTTAGGTGATCTATGACAGCATACGGCGGCAATCCAACAACCACTACGCCTACAATGGCGACAGCAACTAGCGTAACTATTTTAACTGCAAAGCCATTTCGTAAGTTGTTGATTATTCAAAACAATTCAGCAGCTAACATAGCTATTGGAATTGAAGGGCAAACCTTAACTGGTATTGTGCCGACTACAACCAATAAATGTTATGTACTGCCAAGCACTGCTGGCTCAAACATATTGCGATTTACAGAAGGATTTGTCCCTTCTGGGATTGTAACGGCCTATCAGACTTCAGGCAGTCCAATTAACACTGTTACTGTCATCGAAGGTTAGTGATATAAAGTTATTTAGGCATTTAGCCTATTTACCTTTATAGGAGCTATGAATGGCACAAATTGATTGGCAGAGCATAATGAGCGGTAATTCGCAGCCAAAGAAACGATACAGTGGTGCAAACGTCAAATTCTTCTTTGCTTATAACGAAAACCGAGAAAAGTCGTTAGCGCAAGGTCGTCCTATTTTTGACGAGATTCCTTCCATTTCTATCCAATGGCCTGGCATGGATGAGACGGTTCGTAAAATTGAGCCGCAGGACATGGCAGAGTACCCAGAAATTTACGCTCGATTTAAAGCCGGTTCAGACCCAGTATCCGAAGGTTCACCTTTGGCTGAATGGCCATTGATGACTGGTTCAGCAATGCGTGAATTGCAGTACCTTGGCTTTAAGACGGTAGAGCAGTTATCCGCTGCATCAGACGAAGTAAAACGAAAACTTGGCCCCTTGTCTAAGTTCGTAAAATTAGCCAAAGATTGGTTAGAAGCCGCACAATCAGATCAAGGTGAAGTAGTTAAATTTAAGCAGTTGTTAGACGTTGAAACTTCTCGGCGCAAAGCACTAGAGCATAAGGTTGAGCTTCTTTTGCAGCGTGTCGAAGCTAACGAGGGCATTGACCTTCGTGACCAACGAAAGGAGGTGATCCGTTCTACTCAGGCATTAGCAACGCCTGTTGAAGCTCTGGAAGAAGATATCATCGAAGCTGACGATGAAAGAGACGCAGCACCAGAAGTGCGAAGAAGAGGACGACCTAAAAAAGTATGACGATTTCAACGGTTATTCAAAACGTAGCAAACGAAGCTGGCTATACAGTCGAGACTAACATTCTCGCCTCCAATGAAGTTACAACTAAGCAGCTCCTTGCTATCGCAAATAGAATTAACCGTGACATCTTTGAAGCGTATCCATGGCCCAAGTGTTACGCTTCTGGTTCAATAACGCTGGTAGGAGGTCAGGCAACTTACCAACTACCAGCGGCTTTTTCTTATTATCATTACGAAACCTTTTGGAACCAAAGCACTCGTTGGAGAGTTCTTGGGCCAATGAGTCCTCAAGAATTTGCGGAGATTCAAGGTTTTGGACTTAACACCGCCGTTTATCAAAGATTTCAAATCAGAGGTATTACTAACTCTGAACTTCTTATCTCTCCGACCCCAGGAGCTACATACGGCGGTGATGTAATTATTTTCGAGTACATTGCAGATCGGTCAGTACGTCCAGTAATTTGGACCGCCTCTACAGCATTTGCTGCCAACTCTTATTGCTTCTATAACGGCAACTACTATCAAACCACTGCTGGTGGGACTACAGGAGGCACAGTACCTACGCACACAAGCGGAAGCGTGTCTGATGGTGGTGTGACATGGGACTACTATAGCGGTCCTTACAATCAATTCTTAGCCAATACAGACCAAAGTATTTTCCAAGAAAAACTTCTTGAGCAAGGTATCCTAGAAAGGTTTGCAGAGATTCACGGTTTAGACAGCATACGCCCACGATTTGATATGCAACTAAACGAAGAGTTTAGCAGAGATCAGAACGGCAAAGTGTTGTATGCCGGAGGTCACATGCGTGATCCAATGTTTGCTAGAAACGGTGTAGCAGTGTTTGGTACCTGGATATAATTATGAATGGACAAGAACCAGCTATAACCCAGCAAGACCCAAGAGCGTATTACCTTTGGCTACAAAGCCAACGCATACCAGCAATGCAAGCTGTGCAGATGGTTGAACAAAGATTTGGAGCACCAAAAACACCAGAACAAAGAGCACGAGAACAGGCTGGACAAGGTCAAAGTAATGCTCTAGCGCAAACTGCTGGTACCATTGGCGGCTTGCTCGCTACTCAAGAAGCCTTAAGTGGATTTCCGAATCTTGCAGGTTTATTTGGATCTGGCGCTAGCACTGGCGCAGTTGCAATGCCTACAACATTGGGTGGAGCAGGTGCTTTGGGTGGAACCGCTGGAGCTGCTACCGCTGGCACAGCTGGAACGGCTGGTGTTGCTGGAGCTGGCACAGCTGGCGCTGCTAGTGCGGGAGCAGGAGCGGGAGCAGGTACCGCAGGAATGAGTGCTGGTGCCATTGGTGGAATTGCAGCTCTTGGAGCAGTTGGTTTAAATCAACTTTGGGAAGGCGGCATGAAAGATATACTTCGTGGCCGAGGCACTAGAGAAGATTATATAAATACCGGCTTAATGGTTGGAACAGGAGGAATTGGAGGACTTCCAAACCTTGCTCTTCGTATGATGGGCAAGCGTTCCATTGGTAAAATGATGACAACTGGCAAGTCTGACGCACAACTATTGCGCGATGATTTTCGTGGCCTTTTAAAGCAAACAGGCGTTGCTGATGATTCCTACAATGTTACTTTAGCAGATGGTTCGCAGTACAATGTAGGTTTAGATGGTAAAACTAAGTTGCAAAATGTTGGCGAAAATATTGATAAAAAGAAAACTCGCCAGGCTTGGGATGTAGACTTTTCTAATCCTCTTGCTCAATTTGCAGTAACACAAATTGACCCGATGATTCGTAAGATTTACGAAGGTCAAGATGGTAAAGTTAAACCTGAGCAATACACCGGCATGTTAGTAAATGCCGCTACGTCTAACGCTAAAACTCAAGAAGAAGTTACAGCAAATATCAATGCAATGTTGAGTAGCTCAGAGTTTGCAAAACAAGCTGGTGTTACTCCACGTCCTGTTACAACATCAAGACAAACAGCTCCGGTAGTTAATAAACCACAAATATCAGTTCCAGAAGAAAAACAAAAAACTAAATCCATCCGTGATGTGCTCCAATCAAACATGGGTAAAAAGTAGGTAATATGGCAAGAAAAACTGCAATGAAAAAAGAACCAACAGTTAGCATTGCTGTTCCTCAGTATGAAAAGGATCGTTTGCGGGGCCTTAAACCAGGTGGGCCAAGTATGGCTGATGGTTTAGCTCAAGGTAAACCAGGATCAGTGAAGCGTCTTTCTCCTGGTGTCTATCGTGGTTCAAAAGGTCAGTTGCAAACTAGCTCAGGTAGACAACTCCCTCGTCCTGCAACACAACCTACTCAAGCAAGTCGTTTAGTTGATGCAATGAATCAGCAACAACCAGGACAAATTGCTACTCGTCCTCCTGCTCCACTTGGTACACCTGCTGGCAGTGCTCAACAAGATGGTCAAGGTTCAGCACCTATCGGCAACATGATGGGACAAATGCCTCAAATGCCGCAGTTTGATAGAAATCAATTATTGCAACATTATGCTTTTGAGCAACCACAAAGACCTAATTCTATTAGTCAACTTTTGCAGCAAGGTGGACAACAGCAACCACCAATGATGCAAAACCCACAAATGAATATGCCAATGCCTGAGCTATCATTTGAACAGTGGAAACAAATGCAAATGTCACAACAGATGCCACAGCAATCGGTAAACACAGGCATCTATGGTGGGCCTAGTCCTGCGTTTAATGTTCAGCAACAACAAATGCAACAGCAAATGTCAAATCCACAACAGTATCAACCAATGATGCCATACAAAAGGTAGTTCATGGCTTTTCAGGGTTTTACAGTATCCCCGCCTTACGGGGGATTGGACCTAGTAAGTCCGATTGATAACATGGATCCAGCCTATGCGCTGGACTTAGTAAACGTGTTTCCTGGCAATGCCGCTCCAACCGTTCGTCTTGGTTATACCCAGTTTGCAGATATAGGAGTTGCAACTGCAATCAAATTTGTTGCTCCTTTAATTAAAGCTGATGCAACTAACCTTCTTATTGCTGGAACGGAAACTAAACTTTATTCAGTAACAACCGGTGGCACTGTAACAGATCGAACAGGGACAACCGTTCCAACATCAGGCGACTGGCAAACTATTATTTATAATAACAAAATTTATCTTTGTAATGGTCAAGATAATGCACAGGTATGGGATGGGATTGCTGCTGCTTTTTCTGATCTTACTTTTACTGGCGTTACTTTAAGCAATCTGGTCAATGTTACAGCCTACAAAGAGCGATTATACTTTGTAGAAAAGAACACAGCTAAGATTTGGTATGGTGGATTACAGGTCACTGGTAGTGGTGGCACTCCTGCTCTTACTAGCTTTGACTTTAGTTATGTATTCACACGAGGTGGCTACCTTGTCGGTATTGGTAGCTTCAGCAATACAACCAGTACAACCTCCCAAGACTACTTTTGGGCTTGTAGTTCAGAAGGCGAGATAGTCTTTTACAACGGTGTCTACGCTGGCGACCCTACCACTTGGGGCATTGTAGCTCGTTACGTCATCGGTCGGCCTCTTGGGTATAGAGCCTTTATACGAGTAAACAACGATATATGGGTTATTACTGAACAAGGTATTGTACCTCTTTCTGGGCTTTTTCAATCTGACCCAGAGCAAGCTCTAAACATACTTAGCTATCGTATTAACCCTCTTATCTCTGAGCTTGCTACTCAAGTAGGGTTTGACCATGAGTGGACTGGCTTTTTCTGGCCACAAGGCAGACGAGTATACATCTCTTTGCCAACTTCCGGTTCAGGTTGTTATTTCCTAGTATATTCGATTGATACGAAGGGATGGACTAAGTTTAAACTCTATACAGACGAACACGCTTTATCGAGTTGTTTGTTTAACAAGCTCCCTTTTTATGCTTCTTCTATTGGTATCATTTGGAGTGGCGAGACAGGTCAGGCTGACGCAATAACTTCTACAGATAGCCAAGCAATTACCTTTTCAGCTATTGGAGCATTTAGCTTTTACGGATCACGATCAAACTACAAAGCGTTTAAAGATATTAGACCTATCCTTAAAACTCGTCGTGGCGTTACATTAAACATTGGTTTGGACACTGATTTCAGGCAAGGAACTGCCATAACGTCCGTAACATCTCCAACCAGTACCTATACACCTTGGGGCAGTCCTTGGGGTAGTCCTTGGTCATCAGGAGTTGAGTATACGTTTGATAGGTACGCTACCAAAGGCCAAGGTCATTGTGCAGCAATACGTTTTGGTGGTTCACTAAAAAACACTACCATGCAAATACTAGGATTTGAGATAAGATACGATATGGGTGGTCAGGTATAGTTATGGCAAAGAAAACAACTAAACCAACAGGCAGTGCTAACAAGCCTCCAAAGAAGGGAGCAATGGCACAAGACCCTAAGGATAAGCCAAAGGGACTTACTCGTCTTTCTCCTGGCGTTTACAGAGATCCAAAAGGCAATCTTGTAACATCTGGGGGTAAACCACTGCCAGGTCGTGGTCGTCGGGAAGATGAGAAAAAACCTAAGCCTAAGCCAACCCCAACTCAAACAGCACCTACAACGCCAGCACCTCCAACACCAGAAGAACTTGCAGAGCAACCACTGCGACAGGGTGGAGAAGCGTACACTGATATTACAGGTCAGTTTAAAGAATTTGACCCGTATGAGATGGAAAAGAAGTATGAGATGGGTTTCACGCAAGAAATGGATAGAGCACGACAAAGCGTGTTATCTCAGTTTGAGCGACGTAATGCAGAACAGTTTGGACGAGAGCGTCAATCAACCCAACAAGCTATTGCAGAGCGAGGGTTAGATCCAAACTCACCAGCAGCTCAAGCTATGGTGCGTGATCTTAATGATAGAGAAGATAGAGCACGACAAGAAGCTGCAAACGCTGCTGAGCAAGCTGCTTACGGTGTTAATGCACAAGCTTTTGGACAAGCGTATAAAACTGCACTTAGTCCAGCAGAATACTTCCAGGCTATTCAATCTCCATACGTTGCTGGATTGCAAGGTCAATTTGCATCTGAGCAAGAGAAACAAAGATTTGAGTATGAAAAACAACTCAATGAACAGAAGTTCAAACAAGCTCAAAAGCTACAGAAATCAGGTGGCGGCGGTCAATCGCAAGATGGAAATGCTTACGCTAATTACGTTGCAAGTATGTACGGGCAACCTCAACAACCACAACAATCTGCGACGCAATCAGCTACAACTGGCTTTGCTAACGCAGTTCCTCTTGCAATAGCTAATAGAAGGTAAAATATGGCAGGTGAAGATTTATACGGAGCACTAGCTGGACTTAACTATGATCCAGCAGAAACTGGATATGGCACAAGCTCTCAGGTATTGGCTTCGTCTTTACCTAACTTGATGAACCCTTATCAGGGTGCTGGCACGAACATAGGCATAGCTTTAGGTGGCGCTCTTATAAGCGGATTGCTTGGCTATCAGGCTAGACAATCTGCTGCTGAACAATCCCTAGAGGCTAATAAGCTTGGACTACAACTGCTAGAAGCTCAGAGTCCACAGGCTCGTTTAGGCATCATAGAATCAACTCCTGACACTGTTATGCAAGGAAAGCTGTTAGGCGTTAATACTCGCCTTGCTGCTCAACAAGCAGCTATGAAGCAACTGGTAGATCAGGAAGTTGCTAAGCGAACAGGTGTAGCTCAATTTGATTTAGGACCACTTGGCACTGCACTTTACGACCGAGACATTCGTAAAGCAGCAGAATTATCTGGTGCAAGACGTATTGGTGGTGGCGGCGGCGGTGGCGGTGGTAGTGTCATTGGTCAACCTGGTACTGTTGGCAAACCGTTGAATATTACCGACCCTGAAACATTAGCTGGCCGTAGAGATGCTTTGATTCAGCGTGGCAGGGACATGGGAATGACAGCAAATCAAGCTCTTGTTTACGCCGAAAAGAATCTTGCTGTTGATACGAGTGCAAATAAAGGTGCAGCAGAGCGCGTTAATAGTTCTCGTGAAAGAGCATTATTGTTTGATGAAATAACCTCTACTGCTCGTGCAGGAGTAGACGCCGCTGGAATGACTGGGGGTGCTTTAGGAGGATTACGAGAAAGAGCTTCCCGAGTTGCGGCTGTTTTTAGTCCTGAACAACAAGCTAAGCAGGATGCAGTTAAACTTCTTGATTCCGTCAAACCCGATATAGTTAAAATTGGTCGATCTCCTGGTGCTGTTACTGAAAAAGAAAATCAAATCCTTATCGGCGCTGGACCCTCATCTTCTAATACTCCTTCAGAAAATGAAAAAATCATTCGTAAGATGGAAGTTATTGGAGATTTGGAACAGGAATACGCCGACTTTGTTGAATCTTACATAGCGCAAAAAGGTTCCGCAGTTGGAGCAGATTCGCTCTGGATTAAATATAAAGAAAAAGAAGTGTTCAAAAACGGTAGATACAATGAAAATCGTGTTCCAATTTATGACTACTTGTCGAATGTAACTGAACGTAATTTGTCGAGCAACGTAAGTGCAACAGACCAAAAATTGCTTGATGCTGGTTTCGTTCGTGGACCAGGTGGGGGATGGGTAAAACCATAATTATATGGCTG